AGGCTTGGATTGGAATCCTAGCATTGGTTGGAGTTGTTGCACCATTTAGCAATTTTGCCAATGCAACAAATACGGAAAACAACTTACTAATTAAACAGGCTGAAAACCCTGATGCCACCCACAAGGTGGCTTTTGTTGTTTCTAAAGCAAAAATGTTAGAACGTTATGAAAACAAAACACATCTTACAGATGTTGAACTAAAAGACCTTCTTCACCTTGTTGGGTTTAGTGGTAATGATTTAGTGGTGGCTTGGGCTATTGCCAAGAAAGAATCTAATGGTCGTCCTTTAGCATTTAATGGAAACCATAAGACTGGGGATTCATCCTATGGGGTGTTTCAAATTAACATGATTGATAACTTGGGTCCAGATAGACGAAATAAGTTTGATCTTGATTCTAACGCTGAATTGTTCAACCCAGTAAAAAATGCTGAGATTGCACATTATATGTCTAGGGGTGGAGAAGATTGGTCTTCTTGGAAAGGTATAACACCTAAAACTAGAATGTGGATGAGCAAATTTCCTAAATAGTTTTATACAAAAAATAACCCCCTTGGATTTTGTCCTTGGGGGTATTTTTTATTTATAACTTTTATTTTGTCTAAACTTCCTTTTATATCCATCAAAAAATAATGAACGTACCGTGTTACCTTCATCTGCTTGTTGTTTAAGTTCTTTTTCCCCGCCAATTTCCATTTGCCACTCTTCTCGTTTAAATGGAATAACTTGCATTATTGGTGTACCCGCTGGGATTAAACCATCCATTTTTGAATCACGCAAAACAAATGGAAAATTAACTGGTGCGCTATATGTATCAGTGTCCACAACTCCAGGAAGAACAATGATAGGAGTTTCTCTATGGAGTGGAGAAATAAATAAACATGAATATCCAGGTGGAGTTTTTATAGACCAGGCATTATTCCATTTTGGGTACTCTAAATCATGTCCAGAACCGTCTGGATGTTCTGGTAATTGTATTTTCGGATGAAAAGAAATAGCACCAAAATTAGCCCATTGATAATAAGGATATGTTTTTCCATCTTCACCTGATGCCTGAGATATAAACAAGTCTGTATGGGTTGAAATTATATATCCGCCAGTCATGGCATCAAAAATAGGCATACAGCGTTTTGCTGTTGCTGTAGTATTTGCTTTCCCGTTTGGTCTTTTATCTCCATTAATATATGACTCTAAATTTCTATACCATTCAGGAATTATTTTTGAAGCAGGAACTGGATAATATTCTTCTGGTATTCCAACAGTATCTGTAAATTTAATTACTTGCATTTTTACTATCCCCCTATTAAATTTAATTATACACTAATTAGAAAAAGAAGCAAAATATAAGATATTTTATTCCCCTGGATTATAGTTTTCTGGATAAATCATTTCAACATAATGATTAAAAAAATCTTCTATATTTGATTCATCAAATATTTTTTCAAATGGCTCCCATGTTAAAGTAGACTCAATCCACTCATAATACTTAACAAGTTCTGGATCTTTTTCTGGCAATGGAGTTGGAGCAATCCATTTATGATTTTCTTCATCTTTAATCCATGAAGGAAATCTTTTTTTAGGCCAAAACTTTGTTCCATCATAAGTGCCACCAACTTCGGCATACTCGCCAGACTCTACAATTAAATCTGCTTGGAATTCTTCTTTGAAGGTATTTAAAAGATCATTTGATGGGTCATCAAATATTGCATTATTAATAACTTCTCCATTTTTAATAAATGAGTATTCTTTTATTGTCATTTTAATATCCTCATACCCTATCTAGTATAAACCAATACTTGTCCAGCACCGCCAGGACCGCCACCACCAGAAGGACCTGGATTATAGGCTGCGCCTCCGCCTCCGCCTCCACCACCGCCTGCACCTGGTGTTCCACCACCGCTACCACCGCTACCAGCATTTCCAGACAATTGAGTCCATGATCCACCGCTATTTGTGCTACCACCAGTGCCACCGCTACCACCAGTACGATTAGGATTGTTTGACGTTCCACCGCCACCTCCGCCACCGCCTGGCATTCCGCCACCTCCTGATGCAGCAGCACCTGAGCCACCACCACCACCGCCAGGACCAGCCTGTGCTGTTCTAAATCCTGTATTTATGCTAGATCCAGCATTTCCTGTGCCTCCGCTGTTTCCTGCTACTTGCCATACGCCATCGCTATAGTATGCAACCGCAACACCTTGACTTCCACTATTTCCACCAGCAGCCGATCCAGTCAAAGCGTTACCACCTGCTGTATTGCCAGGTGATGCTGTTACAAGATTTCCAAAACTTGATGTTCCACCAGCGCTACCGATAGTAACTGAGTAGTTGGTGCCAGAAGAAGTTGATATGTCATTACCATATGCTACTGCACCACCATTTCCACCGCCACCGCCAACGCTAACGCCAGCGCCGAATTGTTGATATACACCATCAGCCCAAGGTGACTGAAAACTAGCACCACCAGAGTTACCAGAGCCACCAGGACCAAATACTATAACAGCAATTTGGTTTTTACCTGCTGGTGTAGTAAAAGTACCTGAAGAGTTAAATGTGGATGTTAATTCATAAACTGGAGTATCTGTTGTAATAGAGTTAGATGCAGCAGATGCAGCAGATGTTCCATTAGCATTAGTTGCTGTAACTGTAAATGTATATGCAGTGCTTGGTGTAAGTCCTGAAACTGTAATTGGACTTGTTGAACCTGTTCCTGTAACAGATCCTGGAGATGATGTTGCTGTAAAAGTAGATATAGCCTTACCACCAGTTGCATTTGCTGTATATGCCACAGTTGCAGTAGTAGTTCCAGTTTTTGTTGCTGTACCAATTGTAGGGGCCTGTGGAACTGTAGTTGCAGTAATAGATGCAGATGCACTTGATGCTGGGCCTGTTCCTGCTGCATTTGTTCCAGTTACCGTAAAGGTATAGGATGTATTTGACTGTAATCCAGCGACTGTAATTGGTGAAGATGCTCCAGTGCCAGTAAATGAGCCTGGTGAAGACGTAACTGTATAAGATGTTGCAGGTGCACCACTTGCAGCAGGAGTAAAGGCTACGCTTGCTGCACCATTATTAAATGCTCTTGAAGTGCCAACATCTGTTGCAACTACAGACGTTGGAGCGTTTGGTTGCAAAAACCCTTTGGTGTTCTGTGAACCAGTAATTCCTATAATTGGCATTCTTTACTCCTTCGTAATATTGATATTATATCATTCATTTTATGTAGAAAGGTCTCCATATAAAACAAATGTTGTTGAGTCTATACAAACAAGTGTTGCTGCTGAATATTGTGCTCTAAGGACAAGTGTTGGTGTTGCGTTTACAGTAACTCCTGATCCTCCAACCAATGTAACACTTCCAGTGCCATACCTTGTTAAATTTATTTGCTGTCCTGCTGTAAATACTGCTGGAGGAACTGTTACAGTAACTGATGAGGAACTAGTGAACTGAACCATTTTACTATCTGCATCTGTAGATACAAGAGTATACGAAGTTCCAGATTGTGTATTTATTGTGAGTGCTTTTCTTTCTGAAAGGTCATACACGGACTTTAAGGCGTTTGCTGTTGGTGCAAGAGATGTGGAAGTACTTGCATAACCATCATTTAATTGAACTATACCTGCACCACCTGTGCTTGCTGTTGGCAATGCGCTCCATTTAACTCCAAGTGTTTGAGTTGAGTCCGCTGTTAAAACAAAGTTATTACTTCCTACTGCAAGGTTATCAACCGTATCATTTGAAAGACCTACTAATAAGTCTCCTTTTGCATCAATTGTAGATTTTGAAACAGAACCTGCTGGATCAAGGCTAGTAATTTGCTCTTGTAGGTCATTTAATGTATAAGCAATAGATGGATTTACCAGTTCTGCTACATCTGTTTCTGCAGTGTCATATTCTAATGAACCATAATGGTAAAGTTTAAACGCTGCTTGAATATCAGCATTGTCTGCATACCCTGGAATTTCTGTAGGGTAAATTGCGCCAATTGTCTCAGATGCCATGTTTTTTCACCTCGTTCATTATATCATAACCGATACAA